TCGTCCAGAACGAACCAGAGATTGCGAGAGAACCTTGGTATGAGAGTGAGTCAGCCAGGCTGAGAGAACCAAAGTACACGAACGAACCAGCACTTGAGAGAGAACCATGATCGTGAAGTGAGTCAAAAAAATCGTGAGCACCAAAGTTACCGAGCGTCATTAACTTAAGAGAGAGATATGGAAAGACACCAGTTATCAGCAGCATTCCCTGACATGCCCGATGAGGACTTCCAAGACCTATTGGAATCCATCAAAGCCCATGGGCAGCGTGAACCCATCACCACGTATGAGAACAAGATCCTGGACGGATGGCACCGGTTCCGTGCCTGCTTACAGCTGGACATCAATCCATCCTTCCATGAGTTCGATGGAAAAGATCCAGTGTCCTATGTGATGGACCTGAACCTGCACCGCAGGCATCTATCACCAGCACAAAAAGCCATGGCCGTGGTCAGTTGCAGCACATGGGCAGGCGTGGGTACCCCCCTACGAAAGTATCAAATTCCGTCCATGGACGGAATTACTTCCAAAGAGATGGCTAAGCGTGCCGGTGTGGGAGAGAAGTCAGTAGAGCGGGCCAAGAAGGTGGTGCAGTCTGGCGACAAGGAGGTGATAGAGAAGGTCAAGAAAGGGGCTATGAGCCTTCGTGAGGCCATCAAGGTCGTAGACAAGGAGGAGCCAGAGAACGTGCCGCCAGCGCCCGTTAAGCCGGTTCTGAAGTCAGCCGTGTCACAAGACAAACACGAAGCCCTGCGCGTGGCCTATGACGAGCTGAATGAGCAGTACCAAGAGATCCTTGATAACTACCAAGAGCTGGCCAAGGAAGTGTCCATCCTTACAGCGCTCAGGGATACAGAGCACTACCAAACCATGAAGCAGATGCAGTCCACGATCGACAACCTTACCGAGGCCCGAGACAAGTGGCAGCGGGAGTGCGCCGAACTCAAGAAACAAGTCTTGTACTGGAAGAAACATGCTGATCGAAAGTCTGCGTGACTACCAAATCAAAGCACTGGATGAGCTACGTGATGGTGTCCGAAAGGGGCACCGGTCACAGATCCTGGTGGCGCCCACCGGAGCAGGCAAGACTGTAAGTGCCAGCTACTTACTGAACGAAGCAAGGGCCAAGCAGAACGTAGCTTGGTTCATATGCGATCGGGTGTCACTGGTAGACCAGACCAGTACAACACTGGATAGGTATGGCGTACCTCATGGCGTCATACAGGCGGATCACTGGCGCTGGCGTCCATATGAATATGTGCAGGTTATATCCGCACAGACATTGGCAAGACGCAAAATAGATAACGCTCCAAAGCTTATAGTGGTAGATGAGGCTCATGTATTACACCGTTCAGTAATTAATGCGATTGAAAAATATCCTGATGCAATTGTTGTTGGATTAACTGCAACGCCATTTACAAAAGGATTATCAAAGATATTTACTAACGTAGTAAATAGTACGACAACCGATAAACTAATTAATGACGGTTGGTTAGTGCCCGTTAAAATGTTTGTAGCGAAATCCGAAATGGATATGCGTGGCGCCGAAGTTAAGTTCGATGGCGAGTGGGCAGAAAAAGATATGGAAAAACAAGGAGTTGAGATCGTCGGAGACATCGTGTCCGAGTGGATCGAGGCTACCAATAAACACTTTAATGGCCCAGTTAAAACCATTGTATTTAGCGCAACCGTTGCACACGGTGAGGAATTATGCAGAGAGTTTGCACAGAGGGGTTATAACTTTCAGCAGATCAGTTATAAAGATGGTAATAACGAACGACGCAGGGAATTAATCGAAGAGTTCAGAAAACCTGATAGCGATATTATCGGATTAATATCTTGTGAAGCACTGGCAAAAGGATTTGATGTTACAGATATTAAAATCGGTGTATGTGCAAGGCCATATAGAAAATCATTATCGGGTCACATTCAGCAGATGGGCAGGGTTATGCGCCCGCATCCCGGCAAAGAATACGCTGTGTGGCTTGATCATGCAGGTAACCTCACCCGGTTCTGGGAGGATCAGGTAGAGGTATTTGCCCATGGCGTACAGGAATTAGAAGATGGAAAGCTGGATGCCAAGGTACGCAAGGAGCCTACTGAGAAAGAGAAGGCAGAGATCAAATGCACGGCGTGCGGGTACATGTTCCGCGGTCGGGTGTGTCCATCGTGCGGGTCAGAGCGCAGGGCAATGAGCAATGTATTTGCTGTGCAGGGTCAGATGGTGGAGTTTGGCGGCACCAAGTCATCGGATTGGATGTCGGATAAGCGGCTGGTTTGGTGGGAGATTGTGCAGATCAGCAAAGACAGGAAGCGCGGGGATCTTGCGGCGGCTGAGCGATTTGCCAAGGCTCAGTACAAGAACCTGACGGGGGATTGGCCTAAGTGGAAGTTTCACGAGGCGATCTTTGTGGAGCCAAGGATGGTTACACAGAACAAGATCAAGCAGCAGGTCATCAAGTATGCAAAGAGTAAGTTCGGCAGGAGATTGGTATGACACCACAGGAAATAGTGAGAGCGCTGGAAGCTAGGGGCATGACGCATCACCAGATTGCCAAGTCAATTGGTGTAACGCAGTCATCGATATGGCGTATCGCCGCGGGGATAACGACAGGCCCGAAGTACTGGGTCATGGATTCATTGAGGCTACTACTTGGGGGGAAGGTATGAGTGGGGATCACAACATGCACCAGAAGCCAAGGTCATATCTTGATGACTTTGAGTGTCCACGTTGTGGGCATTGCTGCCTACAGCAGACAGAGCAAGAGCCTGTGGCGTTTATTAATGTGGAAAAGCAAAAACTTGAGTGGGCCAAACTTACATCGTGGCATACGCCAACAATAGTAAACCTGCCAAAGATTCCACTCTACACCGCACCACCAAAGCGTGAGTGGGTTGGGCTGACGCTAAATGAAGCAGAAGATTTCTACGAGAAATACACTGACAGGGCGGAGCTTATAAACGCTATAGACAAGTTCCTTGAGGAGAAGAACGCATGAGTTTTGTTGCACATGCACAGGCCCATGGACTGATCATCAACCATGCCATACCTGATGGCAGGTGGCACCGAGTACCCACGGTAGATAAGCCACGCAAGAGGAATGGTGCTTACATCTTTGATGGCAACTCAGGAGTGGTGAAGAACTGGGCCACCATGGAATCGTTCGCCCGGTATGGTGAGAAAGTCAATCAGTTTATTAAGTACTTTGACGATAGTGAAGAGCGTATCAAGCACGCACGGGCGGCCAAGCAAGCGCAGGAGCTGATCAACAAGGCAACCATGGCGCAGCATCCCTATCTGAAAGCCAAGGGATTCCCAGATGCAAAGGGGCTAGTCGTTGGTGAAGAGCTGATCGTACCCATGAGGGATGTGAATACGCAGCGGGTGGTGGGCGCCCAGAGAATCCAAGTCAGTGGTGAAAAACGCTTCATACCAGGCACGCGTGCGAAAGGCGCGGTGTTCGTGCTCGGTCGGGGGCGGGAGCCGTGGCTAGTCGAAGGCTACGCGACCGGGCTGAGCGTGCAAGCGGCGTTGCGGTTTTCTGATGTGCGCGTGGTGGTGTGCTTCAGCGCGGGCAATCTGGCGCATGTGGCCAAAATCACGGGCGGGCGTATCGTTGCCGATCATGATTCGAGCGGTACGGGCCAGCGGGTGGCTAAGGCTTCGGGTTTGCCGTGGTGCATGAGTCCTACGCTTGGCGATGATGCGAATGATCTGCATATGAGAGCGGGTCTCGTCGCGGTTCGGTCAATGCTTCGTCAGTGTGTAATCAGTTAGGGCGGCGGTTATAAGCGTTTGCGCGGTCTCGTCGGGTATTCCCCAGGCGCGGCAGTGAACGACAAAAGCCGCTGCCAGTGCGGCGGCGGCTGTGGCTGGGTGTTCGAATTGATCGGGCAAAGCCGAGAGAATCTCGGCCATGCCTTGATTGAGCTCTAAGTAAGGATTCATCCGGGCGAGTGTATAGCAAGCCCATAGAACAGCAAGCTGCCTTCACATTCGACCATGCCGGCGGGCCCGTAGGGGTCGGCTATGCGGTAATCGCGGCGGCTAACCATTTGCGCTGCGTACAGTAGCGGGTGAGTCGTTTTCGGCGGCGTGAAAACCTGAAAGCTGCCTTTCTCGCCTATGGTTCCCGAAAGTCCGCGCGGGTTGCGTGCTCGGTAATCGTCGACCAGTCGGAAAAATTCCCGCTCGAAGTCTCCAGCGGGCGCGAAGGTGAAAAATGGTCGGGCCTTCATGCGTGCGCCCTTTCAAAGGCTTTCGCCTTTGGGCCATGGACTACGATAACCACGCTCGCGGCGGAGGGTTTCAAGGCCCCATCGCATGCACCGCAAGCGATACACTGGCGGCCTTTATCGGCCGGGCATTCGATCTCGTGCTTGGCGATCGGCTGAGCCTTAGTCTTAACGCGAAAGTATCGCCAGCCCATAGCACGCGCAATATCGGCATCGGCGGCCGTTTCCACTGATGACATGCAAAGCTCACGCATCGGCTGAGCCCATGATTCGCGCCATTGGTGGGTGTAGCCTGTCCAGCCTTCGGCCGTTTCGAGCAAGCGGAGCCAATATTGCAGGGGAATCATGGCGGGGTCGCCGGCTGCGCCTAGTCTGACCATGCGGCCCATGGTCAAGCGTTTCATAAGCGCAGGTTTGCGGCGCAAGTCTAGATATCCGCCCCGGTGGTAAGTTTTCCACACTTGCGAAGGTGCTTTGCTCCACTCGATATAGCATTCGGCGCGCATTGGACAATCGCCACAATATGACCTATCCGCACCGGTGGCGCGGGCCGCGAGCGGGTGCATATCTTCGCGGAGAATCCACGTTTGCACCATGTTGCCCGTTTTGCCGTTCGCGCTCGTAAGCGTGGCAATCCCCACGATAGGGGCCCCGTCGATCGGGCTGCGCCCTTTGTAGAAAATAAAACCTCTCATGTGCGCCTCGCGTTTCTAATTTTTTCGATGATGCCGGCAAGCTCGAAGTCGTAAGCGGTGAAAACAATCCCACCGCCATAGGCGCGGCCCCGGTACGCTCGGCCCCCGTGGGGGCGTGCGCTATGCACTGCCATTTGGTAACGCTGCAAGATGGTGTATTGCTCGCGGTACTGGTCGGTTAATTCGGGCGGCTCCACGTCCAAAAAGTGGATGATGTGGCGCGGATTGCCGTTGATGTCGTTTTTAATCCGTGTAAAGCGTTCGTTCATGGTGTTATCCCCTCAAAAGTTGCAACAGCCGCAGCAGGGCGCATCCTCACAAAGCCCGGCTTTGTTGCGGTAATAGTCGCGGCCGGCTATCCGGACATGGTTGGACACTGTCCGGCGGGTCGCCATGTATCGCCCCACGGCCTCGGCGGTATCCTCGTCAAGGTCGGGCTCGATTTCATGAGCAAGCCAGGCGTGCTTATTGCGTGGGTCGTAAGCGATCTGATCGCCGGGTTTAATGGGTGCTCCGGATTGAGAGCGGCCGGGATAGCGGGCGGTGATTAGTTTCATGCTTCGCCCCGGTCGTGGTACTCGATAACGCTGACATCGCCGGCCATGACAAAGCGTATCCATAGCCCGTTATGCGTGGCCATATCCCAGGCGCGAGCGCATGCGTCAAAGGCGGCGTTTTTTGCTTCGTCCAGCGTGCGGGCGGTGTAACTGTTAACAAAATCTCCGTCGATGCTTGCAATGCATATTGTGAAAGTTTTCATGATTAAAGGCTCTCCACGATATCGCCGCAAGCGATCCACAAAAGGCGGTCCAGGTTTGCGTCATGGTCTGACAATTCGGCTTGGTCCCATGCGCCATAGTCGCGCAAAACCTCGCGCACGCGGTCGGGGTCCAGCCGGTCTAATTGCTTTTTGATCGAAGGCACGCGGCGAAGGTCTGCTATATCTCGATCGCATTGCCCTTGATGGTGCCCGATGCGTGCTTGTGCTTTGGTTATGGTGAGTTCAATAAACCCATAAGAGTCGGTCCAGTGCATGGCTAAATCCCTTCAAGGGCCATCTGGCCCCGGTTGATTTGGTCGGGCCTGATTTGGTAAACGTATGATCCGCAATTTGTGACGCGCTCGCCGTGCTCTAACATCCAAGCAAATTGGCGGCGGTCCGGTTCGGGTATCGTTTCTAGGGTGGCGTATTCCCGGACGTATGCACCCGAGCGCGTGCTGCGGGTGTTTAGTTCGTCGCGGTCGATATCGCCCATGAAATGCAAAATAAAGCGGCTCATGCTTTAACCCTTTCCCGGCGTTCGGCTGGCTTTGCTGAAAGCTTCACGGTGTAGTAAGGCTCGCCGGTTGATGTGTGCGCGGTCATGCCGGCGGCGTAGTGGTTCATGGTGTTATAGGCGTCTGATTTGCAGTCGGTGAAATAGTCGGCATCGGTTAGGTGCTCGCCGTTGGAATAAAAGCGCACGGTGTACTCGTCAAGCTCACGGTTGAAGTAAACAGCGGCACGGCGGCCTTGGTTAGTGATTGCGATAAGTAGGCGCATGGTTGAAAGCTCCAAGGGAAAGCCCCCGAAGGGGCGGGATTGATTAAATGCAAGCGGCGATGGAATCAATAAAGGCATTTGCAGCGGCTATCTCTCGCTCAATCTCTTGCACGTAGTAGGTAGCTTCATGATCGGTAACACGTGCTTTCTGTGCACATTCGAAAAGCTTTCCGGTGTGATAGTCGTTAAGCGTGCCATGAGCATACAAAGCGCCCGGCATGGCAAAGCCTGAATCCACAAGCGCCCTGATGCGATCATCTGAAGCATGACGGCGAGCCATGATGCCGTTCGGGTTGTGGACATGAAAGCGAACCTTGTCACGGTTTGACCATGAGTCAAGGCAAGCGGTGGCGGTTTGGGTAACTTTGTTGTAGTGGGCTAGTGACATGGTTTTGACCTCGGGTTGTTTGTTGAACATGCAACATATTGTAGGCTTGTTTTGTATTGTCGCTCAATAGCCATATGGCAGCTAGAATCGACCACTCGTCGCTTGTAATCTGCCACTGATCGGTTATCATGCGTTCGCATAACGTTCACACGGCAAGGGAAGGGCAAAGCATGGCAAGTGAGGCGCAGGAATTACCGCCGGTAGCGGTTGACCTCATAAGCAAGGGAATACCAGCACACAAAGTGCTCACTCCCCATATACCGCTGACACCAAAGCAAAAAGCATTGGTCGAGGCTATAGGGGCGGGGGCGACTAAGCGGGAAGCGTACCTTATGACGCATGAGCCCAAGACAACGAACAGCAAGACAGTGAGCATGATGGCCAGCAGGGCGGCGTCGGCAGATAATGTGCAAGCGGCCTTGTCGCAGCAACAAGCGGTCGAGCGGCTGAGGTATTCGCAAAACCCCCTACAAATCCGATCTTTCCTCGTAGATTCCCTTCAGCACCTCGCACGCACAGCCAAAAAGGATAGCGATCGCCTTCAGGCTTTGCGTATGCTCGGCCAGCTAGCCGACGTGAGCGCCTTCGAAACCCGCTCGGTTGTCACGCATCAAACCGGCTCGGATACCACGGCACGCTTGCGGGAAAAGCTAGCCCGACTCGGCGGGGTGATTGACGTGGAGTCGCACCCACCGGCTCACGCGCAGGCGCACGAGGACGACCCCACGGTAGGGGGGGAGGGGCAAAGCGGCCAGGGGGCTGGGGGCGGCGCTAGGTCCAATAATCCACACATACCACCAGCAAATCCACACGAACCATCCGATCATTCTTTGGATGCCATAGAAGAAGACCCCCACCCCCTACTAAAGTCTACAATTCCGTCCATGGGCGGAATTACCTCAGAAGAGGCCCCCATGGAAGAGGGAGTGGGTTCCCATACGGGGGGTAGGAAAAAAAAGGAGAGGCCGATATGGGAGGATCCGAAGAGGTGGTATGCGGAGACGATGGGGGAGGTGCCGAAGATAGAGTGGCAGCCTAGGGAGGAAGCTAGGGAAGAGGTGCAGAGGAGGTTGAATGAATCTGGTGAAGATGGCCAGTAGTGCTGGTATGAAGGTTGGGGATGGTGGGTGGATAGGTACTACTGGGGATTTGTTGTCTTTTATGAGGTTAGTACAGATACATGAGAGGGAGAGGTGTGCTTTGGTTTGTGAGGACTGGGGTAGGAATACCAAGGACCCTGGGGCGAAGGTGTGTGCTGGGTTGATTAGGGAGTTGAAGTGAAGATCGTGGTTGGTCTTGTGCTTCTGTATGCTGGGTACAAGGTGGCAGAGAACGGGCCGCCGGCTAGATCGCATTCATCGCAGAATTACTTTGCTGGTGTTTTGATGATGTGGGGTGTTGGTTTTATCTTGATAGGTTTGATATGACACAGGCAGAGGCAAAAGTCCTGCTGGCTGTGAAGACTTGGTGGGAGTTGTACCACTTTGGTCCTTCGTATGACGACATACGGTTTGTGTTGCTACAGGATAGTAAGAGTAATGTGCATAGGCTGGTGAAGAGTCTGTGTAAGCAGGGGTATTTGAAGAAGACGCCTGGTAAGCCTAGGAGTGTTCGGGTGGTTAGGAAGAAAGATGGACATTAGGCAGTTAGCCAAAGCAGCTGCTGGGAAGCTTCATCTACTTACTGAGGATGAGCAGCGGATACTGCTTCAGGAGATAGAGGAGTTAGAGAGGGAAGATGCAAAGTCCCATGCTCAAAATGATTTCATGGGGTTTGTAAAACGCATGTGGCCGGGGTTTATTCCTGGTAAACATCATGAGGTAGTGGCTAAGGCGTTTGAAAATGTTGTTAATGGGCATAATAAACGTCTTATTATTAATATGGCACCTCGACATACCAAGTCTGAGTTTGCAAGTTATTTATTACCTGCTTGGTTTTTGGGTAAGAATCCGAATAAAAAGATAATACAGACCTCACATACTGCTGAATTAGCCGTTGGTTTTGGACGTAAAGTTAGAAACTTAATTGATTCCGAAGAATATAATCAAGTATTTACTGATGTAAAACTCAAAGCAGATAATAAATCGGCTGGGCGATGGGCTACTAATAAGGGTGGTGAGTATTTTTCCATCGGTGTTGGTGGTTCTGTAACGGGTAAAGGCGCTGATTTATTAATTATTGATGATCCGCATTCAGAACAAGAAGCAAAATTAGCGGCTCATAAACCAGATATATTTGATTCAGTATATGAATGGTATACGTCAGGGCCGCGGCAGCGATTACAACCTGGGGGCGCTATAATTATTGTAATGTGCATGACTGGGGATACCCCAGTTTTGATGGCAGACGGAACGGAAAAGCCTCTAGGCGCAATAAGAAAAAATGATCTTGTAGCTACCTTTGACAAAGGATGGCTAACCACAAGCAAAGTCAATAATTGGCGATCAAGTGGTGTTGATGCCATATACAAAATACAAACACGATCTGGTAAAATACTCCGTGCAAACAAGAGGCATCCGTTTCTTGTTATGAATGAAGGAGTCTTGGAATGGACCAGATTGGAACAACTGAGGGTCGGGGATTTACTTGTATCGTTGAAGGGTGCGGCAGGCCGTCAAGGTCAAAAACAAAACCTGGCATGTGCGGACCATGCCAATCAAAAGAAAGCTACCACCGAAAAAACCCTGATGCACCACGCAGAGAGCTTGGGTATCACGGAAAATGGAAAGGTAAAACGTGTTCTGAAGAAGGTTGCGAGAAGCCTGTTCACTGCGATGGGGTATGCAACGACCACTACGCCAAAAAATACTGGGCTTCAGGCAGGGGGCGTAGAGACGCAGAGTCCAGCAGGGCAGCGCGGATCAAATCTAGGTACGGGATTACTGTCGATCAATACGATGCAATGGTTGCAGAGCGCAATAACAAATGCGATGTATGCGGTGAGCCCCCATCAACAAAAAATACACGCGCCCATTGGAATGGGAAATTGTGCATTGACCACTGCCACGATACCGGAAAGGTTCGAGGGCTCTTATGTAACGACTGCAACCTCACAGTTGGATACGGAAAAACTCCGGGCATACTTGAACGAGCTGCATCGTATCTCAGATTTCACAGTGGACCCAATAATATCGATTGATTCCGATGGACAGGAAGAAGTTTTTGACGTTGAAATTGATCGCACAGAAAATTTCATAGCAAACGGTGTAGTTAGTCACAACACCAGGTGGTCGTTGAGAGACCTTACGGGCCAAGTTATTAAAGCAAGTCAAACAAGAGGTGGTGATGATTGGGAGGTGATTGAATTACCTGCGATTATGCCGTCGGGTAAACCTGTTTGGCCTGAGTTTTGGAAGTTAGAGGAATTACTGGCGCTTAAAGAGGAGTTGCCGGTAGGTAAATGGAATGCTCAGTACCAGCAACAGCCGACGGCTGAGGAAGGTGCGATTGTTAAGCGAGAGTGGTGGAAGGTTTGGGAGGGCGATAGGCCGCCGCCATGTGATTTTGTGATTCAGAGTTGGGACACGGCGTTTCTTAAGCACAATAGGGCTGACTTTTCTGCTTGTACTACATGGGGTGTGTGGACGACAGAGGAGGGAGAAACGAATATCATCTTGCTGGATGCGTTTAAGGACCGATATGAATTCCCTGAACTTAAGCAGAAGGCTTATGAAACCTACCGCGAGTGGGAACCGGATGTATTTTTGGTTGAAGCCAAGGCAGCAGGAAGCCCGTTGGTCTTTGAACTCAGGAGGATGGGTATACCGGTCAGCGAGTACAGTCCTACCAAAGGAAACGACAAGATCGTGAGGCTCAATGCTGTATCGGATCTGTTTGCTTCGGGGCGGATCTGGGTGCCGGAGCGTAAGTTTGCGGATGAGTTGATTGAGGAAGTCGCAGCTTTTCCTTCGGGCGAGCATGATGACCTAGTAGACTCGATGACCCAAGCCTTATTACGCTTTAGGACGGGCGGTTTTTTAAGCCTGCAATCAGATGATGAAGACCGCGAGCCGATATACCGGCGCAAGGTTGCTTATTACTAGGAGCCAAGATGGAACCTGCACTTTATCCTGCGCCATTAGGTCTTGATGCCGCCATGGAAGAGCCCACGGAAGTGGAAATTGAGATTGAGAACCCAGATGCGTTAGCCATATCAGCAGATGGCGTAGAGATTGTCTTTGAGGCAGAGCGTGAAAGCCCAGAAGATTTTGATGCCAACCTTGCTGAGTATATGGATGACCGGGATCTGGCTTCTATTGCTAGTGATCTGATCCAAGACTATGAGACAGATAAGTCATCGCGCAAGGAATGGGTAGATACCTACGCTGATGGACTGAAGCTTCTTGGTTTGAAGTACGAAGAGCGTACAGAACCATGGCCCGGGGCGTGCGGTGTGTTTTATCCACTACTGTCAGAGGCTGCTGTACGGTTCCAAGCTGAATCCATCATGGAGACTTTCCCTGCTTCGGGGCCGGTAAAGACGCAGATTGTTGGATCGCTTACCAAAGAGAAAGAGGATGCGGCAGAGCGTGTCAAAGATGACATGAACTACCGTTTAACGGAAGAGATGCCTGAGTACAGACCTGAGCACGAGAAGATGCTTTGGTCCTTGGCCCTGGCGGGGTCGGCATTTAAGAAGGTTTACTACGATCCTTCGCTTGGACGGCCGGTATCTATGTTTATTCCGGCAGAGGATATTGTGGTTCCCTTTGGTGCGAGCGATTTAAGGTCGGCGCCAAGAATTACGCACATTATGCGTAAGACTCAAAATGAAGTGAGGAAGCTTCAGCACGCAGGATTCTGGCGCGATGTGGATTTAGGCGAGCCATCCACGGTATTAAGTGAGGTAGAAAAGCGCAAGGCTGAAGAAGAAGGTATGTCAGCCACGATGGATGACAGGTATCGCATTCTTGAGATGCACGTAGAGCTAGATCTCCCAGGATTTGAAGATACTGACAAGAACGGCCCCACGGAAATTGCACTACCTTATGTGGTGACGATTGATGAAAGCACGAACAAGATCCTAGCCATTCGTAGGAACTGGTATGAAGAGGATCCGTTAAAGCTTAAGCGGATGCACTTTGTCCATTACCCGTACATTCCGGGATTTGGGTTCTATGGTTTTGGATTAATTCACTTGGTAGGTGCGTTTGCCAAGTCTGGCACGTCTTTGATTCGTCAGTTGGTAGATGCTGGTACGTTATCGAACCTTCCGGGCGGATTGAAGTCCCGCGGCCTGCGAGTGAAAGGTGATGACACACCGATCGCACCGGGTGAGTTCAGGGATGTGGATGTGCCATCAGGTTCTATTAGGGACAACATCCTTCCGCTACCTTACAAAGAGCCAAGTCAGGTTCTTTACCAGTTGCTACAGACGATAGTTCAGGAAGGCCGTCGGTTTGCTGCAACGGCTGATATGCAGATTTCGGACTTGTCCGCGAATACACCGGTTGGTACGACGCTTGCCGTATTGGAGAGAACCCTCAAGGTCATGTCTGCGGTGCAGGCAAGGCTTCATTACTCCATGCGTCAGGAGTTTAAGCTTCTTGCTTCTATTATTAGAGACTATGCACCTACAGAATATAGCTACGACGTAGATGCGCCTGGCGGAAGGCTGGTCAAACAAGCTGACTATGACTTGGTTGATGTCATACCAGTATCTGATCCTAATGCAACAACCCTTGCACAGCGGGTTACTCAGTATCAAGCAGTACTACAGTTGGCAGCACAGGCTCCACAGATCTATGACATGCCAGAGTTACATAAGCGCATGTTGGAAGTCTTGGGTATCAAGAACATTGATAAGTTGATCCCAGCAGCCAAGGCAGAGCAACCTCGTGATCCGGTATCGGAGAACATGGCCATACTGACGATGCAGCCAGTGAAAGCCTTTATCTACCAAGATCATGAGGCTCACTTGGCGGTCCATACGGCGGCTATCCAAGATCCGATGTTGAGACAGCAGGTGCAGCAAAATCCCCAAGGCGGTGTGATGATGGCTGCGGCCATGGCCCATATCAATGAGCACATGGCGTTCTTGTACCGCAAGCAGATCGAACAGCAGCTTGGTGTGCCACTGCCACCACCAGATCAGCCTTTGCCTGAAGACTTCGAGGTTGAAATCTCAAGGCTTGCAGCGCGAGGTGCTCAGCAGTTACTACAGCAGCACATGGCAGAGGCTCAACAACAGCAGGCTCAACAGCAAGCACAAGATCCTTTGATCCAGATGCAACAGGCAGAGTTGGCGCTTAAGCAGCAGAAGGAGCAGCGTGAGGCTCAGAAGGATCAGGCTGACATTATGTTGAAAGCACAGGCGCAACAGGACAAGGTCATGCTTGAGCAGCAACGGATTCAGAGCATGAACCAGATAGCTGAGCAGAATATAGCGGCCAAGATGATTGATAAGGCGGCGGATATTCAGCGCGATCAGTCTTTAGCAAGGATGGGTAAATGAATTACGCCGAAGCTGTAGAGCTAGAGATTGATAAGCAGATTAGGTATTTAGAAGGACAACTCTCGCAAGGGAGCATGAAGAGTTTTGAGGAGTACAAATTCGTCTGCGGCCAGATTCAAGGTCTTTTGGTCGCAAGGCGCATCAACGAAGACCTTGCCAATCGAATGAAGGAATACGATGAGTGATATTACTGAGGATTCTCAGCAGGAAGCAACGCAACTCCCGGAGCCCACGGGTTATCGGATGTTATGCGCCTTACCAGAGGTAGAGGATAAGTTTGCCAATGGTTTATTCAAGCCTGATTCGCTTGCAAAAATTGAAGAGTTCAGCACGGTTGTTTTGTTTGTACTGAAGATGGGACCGGATTGCTATAAGGATGCGGCAAAGTTCCCAACGGGACCATGGTGCAAGGAAGGCGATTTTGTTTTAGTGCGTGCTTATTCAGGAACCCGGTTCAAGATTCACGGACGGGAGTTTCGTTTGATCAACGACGACACCATAGAGGGTGTGGTTCAAGATCCTCGTGGCTATAGCCGCGCATAAAGGGGAAGTTATGAGTGAAGAGAAGATTGAATTTGAAGTCGAGGGTGAGGCAGAGATCGAGATTGTTGACGATCGCCCCGAGGCGGATAGGAATGCGACGCCATTAAAGGGTGATCCATCTGAGATACCTGATGATGAAATCAAACAGTATTCAGATAATGTAAAGAAACGCATTCAGCATTTGAAGCATGGGTATCACGATGAGCGCAGAGCCAAGGAAGAGGCGCAGCGTGAGCGTGAGGCAGCTATTGCCTATGCAAAACAAATTGCTGAAGAAAATGCAAAGCTGAAAGAGAAACTAACTACGGGTGAAAGCACGTTAATAAAGACGATGCAATTTGCCACAGATAAAGAGGTAGCTGAGGCAGAGCGTAGTTATAAAGAGGCGTTGGATAGCCAAGAATCTGACAGGATATTGGCAGCCCAGAAAGCATTAAATGTGGCGATGTTAAAGGCTGATCGGGTTAAAAACTTCAAACCCGCTGCGCCCGAACCAGCGCCCGAGTTGCCACAGCAACAAAACCCTGCTTATAATGTTCAGCAGAATACTTATCAGGACCGCAAAGCAGAAACCTGGAAGGCCAATAATAAGTGGTTTGGTCAATCAGGCGAGCCTGGGGTAGATGATGAGATGACGTTTTTTGCCATGGGCCTGCATAAAAAGCTTACTCGGGAAAATGGCGAACATTACGCATTGACGGATGAGTATTACGAGAAGATTAATTCTCGCGTAAGGGAGAAATTCCCTGAGTACTTTGGCGATCGGGAGCCGCCAGAGGAAAAAGCAAAGCCTCCTGCTTCGGTGGTTGCCCCGGCAACGCGCAGCTCGCCACCTAAAAAACTGAAGCTGACAACCTCAGAAGCTAATACGGCCAAGAGGCTTGGAGTTCCGCTTGAAAAATACGCCATGGAATTGGCAAAACTACGCATGGAAGGAAAGTTATGAGCCGCGAATCCAGAGAAGCACAGACCCGTGAAACCACGGAACGTCCGAAGCAATGGAAGCCGCCCAGCTCATTGCCCGATCCTCTCCCGCGGGAAGGTTGGAGACATCGTTGGGTACGCACCGCAGTACTGGGGCAGTCCGACGCAAGGAATGTAGCCGTCATCAGGATGGATTTGAACCATGCAAGTGGGAAGACTATCCCGAGGTAACCCGAGCCCTGCTCGCAACCGGACCTCAAACCGGCAATATTGAGATTGGTGGATTAATGTTGTGCCGCGCTCCCGTTGAGATGGTTGATCAGCGTAATACCCATTACCTGAAGCAAGCCAACGATTGGATGAAGAGTGTGGACAGCAACTTTATGCGCGAAAACGACCCACGGATGCCACTGTTTAATGACAGACGCACCGAGGTCCAATTCGGTAAAAGATAACCTCATTTGGAGTAACTCAAATGGCTTACCCGACGATTTCAGGCCCATATGGCCTGCGTCCGATCAACTTGATCGGCGGTCAGGTGTTTGCCGGAGCCACTCGTCAGCGCCGGATCGTAAACTCCAGCGCATCGAGCATTGGTTTTGGTGACCCTGTGAAGTTTGACAACAATGGTTGCATTGTTGTTTGTACCGAGACAACCGCTGCCCCGGTCACTGGCTTTGCTGGTGTATTCATGGGTTGTACGTTTGTTTCTGCTGTAACTGGTCAACCCACGTTCTCGCAAGCATGGATTTCTGGCACCGCAGTAGCAAGCAACACTTATATTGTTGCTTATGTCTGTGAAGATCCAGATCAGTTGTTCCAGGTTTGTGGTGTTAGTGGAACCACGGTAGTTTCGACCACGTCTGGTTTCCAGTACACAGACATCGGTCTGAACGTAGCCATGGTTGCAAACACCTTGAATACCACGACCAAGGACAGCCGTTACGCAGTAGATATTGCAACCGGTGCAACGACACAGACATTGCCGTTGCGAATCATTGATGTGGTGCCCGATACGGCATTCACATATAGCAGTACGATTTACTACCCAGAAATCATCGTTAAGTTCAATGCAGCTTATGTAGTGCAGGCAACTGGCGTGGTGACGGGCGGTCATGCGTACAACAACCCAGTCGGACTGTAAGGGGAAACTTAAATGGCTATTTCACGCGCACAACTACTGAAAGAGCTGCTCCCCGGCCTGAACGCCCTGTTCGGTCTTGAGTACGCTCGTTATGGCGAAGAACACAAAGAGATCTACGAAACCGAGACCTCTGAGCGTTCATTTGAAGAGGAAACCAAGCTGTCTGGATTCTCGGCCGCACCGGTCAAGAACGAAGGCGCTGCGATTCGTTATGACAACGCGCAGGAAGCTTGGACAGCTCGCTACACCCATGAGACGATTGCTATGGGTTTCTCGATTACCGAAGAGGCAATCGAAGACAACCTGTACGATTCGCTCAGCTCACGTTATACCAAGGCACTTGCACGCGCCATGGCATACACCAAGCAGGTGAAAGCAGCAGCCGTATTGAACAACGGATGGGCATCAAGCGTTACTTACGGTGACGGCCAGCCTCTGTTCTCTACAGCACATCCTCTTGTATCCGGCGGCACTAACAGCAACACGCCCGCGACCCAGGCAGACTTGAACGAGACTTCGTTGGAAAACGCAGTCATTCAAATCGCAGCTTGGACCGACGAACGTGATCTGTTGATTGCAGCTCGCCCACGCAAGCTTATCGTTCCTCCCAACCTCCAGTTCGTGGCAACGCGTCTGTTGGAAACCGAACTCCGTGTCGGCACCAACAACAACGACATCAACGCCATCAAGAACAACGGTTCGATCCCAGAAGGCTATACGATCAACCACTTCTTGACCGACACGAACGGCTGGTTCCTCACCACCGATGTACCCAACGGATTGAAGCACTTCGTGCGGACACCGATGAGTACTGGAATGGACGGTGACTTTGACACGGGCAATGTAAGATATAAAGCGAGAGAGCGATACTCATTCGGGGTTTCGGATCCGCTTGGTATCTTCGGAAGCCAAGGTGCGTAACGTAAGTCATTGATTTCACAGTAGAAATTAGTAACTAGCGTTGTATCACAGAACCCCGCTCCGGCGGGGTTTCTGTTTTGTAGAGTATGCAGCAGTACATACAGTTGCACATCGCCATCCATACATGTATACTACAGACTCCATCACTAAGGAGTCACAGATGTACTACGTATACGTTTACAAAGATCCACGTCCCACCAAGAACCAGCAGGTTGTTTACGTTGGCAAAGGTATTGGCGACAGAGCCTGGTACCACTGGAACAAAAGAGTTCGTGGCAATAAAGGCTTTGGCGCATTCTTGGCGCTTCTCAGACAAGAAAAGCTTGAACCAATTATTGAGATCGTCCGAGACGGTCTAGAGGAGGCTGAGGCTTTCTATGAAGAAATGAAACTTATTGAGTTGTACGGTAGGCGAGATATTAGAACCGGGACGCTATTTAATTTGACCGATGGAGGCGAAGGTCTTAGTGGAGTTATACGAACCGATGAGTGGAGGGAAAATATAAGTAAAGCACTGAGCACCGATGAACAAATAACAAGAAATATGATTGCCTCAAGAGAGCGATGGGCAAATCAAGCATACAAAGAAAAAACCGTTGCAGCCATTCGCAAGGCTCTCCAAGATCCAGAGGTCATAGCTAGACGTGAAGCTGGCAAGGCTGCATTTATTCATACTGAAGCTTTCCGGCAAACCATGAGCGAAGCTACATCAAAGATGTGGCAAGACCCTGCGTATGTTGAAAAGGTTACTCAGGCACAAAAAGAGGTCCAAGGCACTGATGAGGCTCGAAGCCGCAAATCAGAAGCAAGCGTTGCTACATGGGCCGATTCGACCGTCCGTGATAAACGAACCGAGGGTATTAAACGTAGTCGCACAACAGCCGTGTCCCGCCAAAAGACTAGCGAGCAATCCAAAGCTCAGTGGGCCGATCCAGAATATGCGGCAAAACAAACTGCCAATAACAAAGAAATTGCTAACCGTGATGAAGTTAAGGCGGCCAAGAAAGCTGCTGCTAAAGCTCTGTGGGCAGATCCTGAATGGCGAGCAAAAATGCTGGCTGCACGTAAGAAACGAATTGACACCCACCCCACAAACTGATACAACACTCATACTAGGATTTAACCCATATCGACTGGCCTAGCAGACTTAGTAGAGACGGTATGGGGATGCGCTACTACGCGGAGTTATCATGGCTATTTCTACCTTTGACG